GGGCGGGTTTGGGGTTGGAGCCGCATTGTCTTATCTTGTTCTTTCTTTTTGTCGTTTGAGTGTTTGATGCGTCGATCGATGTGTTTGCGTTACGTCCTGGGACGTTGTAGGAACGTTTGTAGGACGATGCGTGCATTGATTTGATCGAATGTACGTGTGAATGTCGTCTCGATGATTAGGGACGATTGAGGATGTTGTGATACCAAGAAGCCCGGACGAGCACTTAATGAGCATAACCTTTCGGTATAGCCGTTCGGTGGAGGTCCGGGCTTCGAGGCATTCACGCGACGCACAGCCTATGAGTTATGAGCTGTGCGTAGGAACGTGGGCGCCGTTCCGGTCTTTTATAGATGATGTTTGTTGCTAAACCGAAGGTTCCTTCCCAACGGCCCAACACAACATATCGCCCACGTTGCGGGCCGGTCCGTGCCCGATTTGAAGATTAGACGAACAGAGTGACTTGATTGAGTCTACTCGTCGTCCTCATCCTCGAACTCGTCGTCCTCATCGTCTTCGACGGGCTCAGGCTCTTTCTTCTTGCCTTTTTTCTTAGACTTCTTTGAAGAGCCCTTCTCTTTGAGCTTATCGAACGACTCTTTCTTTGCTTCGTCTGCTGCACCTTCTTTGAGAAGGGCGAGAATCTTCTTGACTGTCTTGTCTTCGAAAGAGTCCCACTCGTATCGGTTGGTTTCGTCGTCCTTCTTGATTTTGTGCTTGCGCAGGACGATACGTAGGGTACGTGCGTCTACGCCTGCCTTGGCAGCGATCTCAGAGGTACCAATACGTCCCTCTTTAGCTGCACGGGACTTTGTGGTGTTTGATGACGCTGCTGTTTTGACTTTGGATGACTTCTTTGACCCCTTCGACCCCTTCGACCCCTTCGACTTCGGAGTCTCTACCTCCTCCTCGTCGTCTGTATCATCCTCCTCGTCCTCATCTAGGTCTTCATCCTCGTTGTCATCATCGAGGTCATCCTCAGTCTCGTCAGTGTCCCCCTCGGTGTCCTCGTCAGTCTCCTCCTCAATAGCCTCGTCGAGGTCCTCAAGCCCCTCGATGTCGTCGAGATCCTCGTCTATTGCCTTTTTGCGGGACTTAGTTGAGGTGGGTTTCTTTGTTTTTGTTGATGCCATGATGAGTATTTTTCTCCTTACTCGTTTGCATGATGTCCGCTTGTAGAGGCGGGTTGTTGTGTTGGATGAGTCGAACTCACGGAAGAGGGGCGGGGGGACGATTGACTGGGTTTTGATGCTTTTTCGTCCTGTGCCTTTTCTTCCGACTTTGTACACTGCGTCGTATGTGACTATGGTACGCCACGTTATGTGGTGTGCTGCAGTTTTTGCTACGTTTGGGAAGTTGTGTGTAGCAATGGTTCCTCCTCAAGGTTGTTCGCGTGAACTTTGAGTTTAGTTTGTGGGGTGAGACTTCGCCGCCATATCCCGCGTACCGATCGTATAGGACGGTAGTTAGTTTACCGAACACTCGTGCGGGTCAGCGTGTCCACCCCACGTAGGATGTAAAGAGGTAAAGGGGGTAAAGATGTAAAGATGTAAAGGGATAAAATTTACGGAACTTCCTTCATCGTGATACGTGAAATGCAGACGATGCATGAGAAACTGTATCACGTGGTATGAAGGGTGTCAAGGGGGAGGGTAAGTATTACATTTTGGATGAGATTATGAGGTATAGCATGAGAATTACGCCGAAGAGTAGACCAACGATGAAGGGGATAATGATGAAGGGGGGGATCATTTTTTGTGTACCTCTGGGTGTTCTTCTATGAGCTGTCGGCAGATTTTGAGTAAGTGGGGGTTGAAGGGACGAGGGTAAACGTCAGGACCAATGTCCCAAACTTCGACTGTTCGCCCGAAACCGGTAGAACCCAACTCCGTTGTCGTAGCAATGAGCTGGAGTCGTCTCACCTGGGGGGCGTCAGTCAGAATTATCTTGTCCGACCAGTCTGCAAGTAGCCGGATGGTGTGGCTATCGTTGCGCTTGAGCCCTGCAGTCAGGACATCGTGTCCGAGGTACTTGAGTTGGTGAGCGAGGGTAACTGAACGATTGTTTCCCTCGTCACATAGAACTAGGATCTTCATTATACCTCAGCCTCGTTTGTGTTTGTGTTGTGTACGCGAACAACGCAGCGTGAATGCGGCGCTCTGAGACGCGAAAACGGTGTGCTGCTTGGTTGATGCGATTACGGAACTGTGTGGGATTTCTTGGTGTTGGTTTGCGGTGTACGTTGCGTGTGACGCGGTAGGGTGAGAGTTTGGTGCGTTTCATTCGCGGTCCTCAATTTCTCTGATTTGTTTTTCGAGTCCATTGATCTCCTCGAGAAACGACTTTGCTCCCTCGCAAATCAAACGTACAGAGGGTTTGTCATTACCGTTCCTAATGAGTTGCCCAGCATCATTGTAGATGCGTTCGGCGATTTCTCGATTTGTCATGTGCGTATTTTGTTTGACGGGTACGATTTTGTCAATGCTGATGGGTATTTTGTTTGTCTGGTGATTTGCCGGTTATTTTATTACTCTGGAATGTTGATTTTGATTGATGGGTTGATATTGTATGTGTATGAAAATGAACGCGACAAATACGAAGCTTTTTGATGTTGACTCGATCTCGAAAGCGATCCTTAGGTCTTTGCCCGAAGAGGCTACTTACTTGCATTCTGAGGGCTGCGAGGTGATTGATGCACGATATGTCCCACAACTTGCTGATGACCTCACGATGATTGTGGCTAATGTGGTTGCTGGGCTTTGTAATCTCGGTGACCTTAGGGATGAGGTTATTGAGGAGCTTGCCCCCGTGATTGAGGGCATTCTTGAGGGTTACTCGGATGACGCACATCATGGGAAAGTTGGGTAATCTGTTCTCGTCGGAAAAGCCGCTGCAAGGGGAAAACAGGTAGTTAGAAACAAATTACATGGTATATTTTGGTGATGGCCAACCTACCCACTATAGCATCCACGAGTTCCCATCCTGACCGAACTAAGCTTCACGATAGCCTAATTGAGGCTTTGAGCCGCGGTGAACAGCCCGCAGCTATAGCTAAAAGGCTGGCCCCCACGGACTTAAAGAAGCGGAAACGGGTCCGGGCTAAAATCTGGAAGATCATTCGATCTGATCCCCTCTTCCACGCCCGTGTGGCCGAAAGGGCCCGAGGTCAGGTTATTGTGGATCTATTACCTGCAGTCGGCGCGGCTGGCCGAAGGGCTTCTCGTGGGCGTATGGACGCCGTGAAGTTTGTGAGTGAGGCTACAGGTTTTCACAACCCGCGTGTGCGTCACGAGCATAGCGGCGAGGTGAGTATTAAACTTGAGATGCCTAGGCCTAAGTTCAATCAGGATATAGTTGCGGACGCTGAGGTCGTGGAGGACTAGGGCAAGGCTAGGATGGCCTACCTGACGAGGCTTTGGCCTGATGGGTCGATAAAAAGACGCGCCGACGTATCGACGCGCCCCCGTGACATCGCGTGAATGTGTAACTGATGTCATGTAAGAGTGTTCATATGACGTGACACGCGTTTTGATTTGTGTTACTTCTCTACAGTGCTAGATCGAATCGATACGTCATCATTCGTTACATCATTGGAATACTGGACGTAGCATGCAGCAATATCCTCTGCGATTGATTGGGCGCAAAGGTCAGGTGCATCTTCGTCATCGGGGCGCAGCTTCACTGCTATTGTGACGAGTGCATACATCACGCAGTGAGAAAGTCGTGCAGCTCTCGTGTGACATGCGTTGGCCAGCGATTACCGTCGTTCGCAGACTGCTTTGCCTTTGCAACGTTCGGTGACAGTTCGACTACTTTGTCGAAATTCGAACGCATACGCGAACGCACGAGCTTTGCAGCGCGTGTCGTGTCGATACTCTTCTTGCTTGCCACCTTTGCGTAAACGCTCGACAGTGTGACGTCGTTCGTCTTCGAGTCGGCGGCGGCTTTGCTGCTTTTCGTTGCAGTTGCCATGTGACTCACATTCCTTTCGCGTGAATGAATTGCGTGTCACGTCACATCAACATTCTTATCGCGCTTGGACTGACCGCTTGTCGTGCAGGTGACGTTAGTCACGATCGACAGCAAATCCCTTGGTCGCGTACTGCTATGTAATCATTACTATAGCGATGTCACGTTTGATTGTCAAGTGATGATGTCACAATTTATGTGATCTTTATGATGTCACAATGGTGTCGATGGTATGCGTAGTTCGTGTTGTTTGATCATTCAAATGGGTCGAATCGTTGTTATTTTCATGTTTGCCCGAACAACGAAAAAATCGTTGACGGGGATACGCGGTCATTCGTATCGCGAAAAGGTCCTTCTGATTCTCTCCCGGAGTTTTGAGCAATTTTCAGAGTTCCATACGATATGATCCCCGTGTGAGATGGCCATTCCACAAACATCCAAAGGAGAACAAAGTGCCACTAATAGAGGCGATTGCAGGCCGTGTGCTCGCAGTCGAGGAAAGACTTGCTGCGCACAAGGACTCGTTAATAGCTCAGGGTAAGGTTGACCTTACAGCTGTAGAGGAAGCAGTCAGGAAACTCGAGGCTACAGCTAAGGATGTTGTGGCTATTGCTTCGGGAAATGCTCCCGCACAGACCCCCCCAACCGCTACTGTTCCCGTAACTGGGGAACCTGAGATTGTAGACCCCGCAGCCGAGATTCGCAAGAACGTATAAAAAAGCGTATATAATGTGTGGGGGATCTAGCCTAGCGCTCCGTTCGGGCACAAAGTTAGTTCTACGCAGGCGCACACAGTCCCATCCATACTCCCTCCTCAGGAGGCGTCGCCTCGGCTAACAAAAGGCGACGCCTCTTTTTTTTAGTATAGAATAGTCCCATGACTCTTACTAAGATGCCCTTGAATAATTTCCGCGGGGGCCTTAACGTCAGGGACTCCCCGTTCGAGTTACAACCCAACGAGTCCCCAGATCTGATGAATGTGACTATCTCAGCTCTAGTGGGTCAACTCGAACAGCGTAAGGGCAAGACTCGCTACGACATCTTAGGGATGCCTGAAGGACACTCGCCCGATTTCATGAAGCAATGTGTGATCGGTAATGGTAAACGCTTCCTAATGCTCTCGATCAACGGGGGCATATACGCCTGCTCTCCTACCGGGGAAGTTAAAAAATTATTTGCTGGAACCGCTGGGACGGTGTGGGACTTCGAGGTGTTTGCTGACGCTGCTTTTAAAGACTGGGTATACTGCGGGAATGGAGTAGATACCCCTCAAAAGTGGGGCGGGGAAGTAGCTGAAGCTGCAACTACAAACTGGCCCGTAAAAGAAGGTAGTCTCCCAAACGGGGGAGTCTTATGCGTTTGGGAAAATCGCATGTTCATCAGTTATGTATCAGCTAATGTGCAACGGGTGTATTTCTCGGAATTCGGCGACCCTGAGGCCACCATAAAGGAATACGGCTTTGTGGATGTCAGGTCAAGCCAAGATGACCTAGATGCTATACAAGACATTGCAGTACTAGGTGCCCGTCTTATTATCCTAAAGCGTCGCGATGTCTTTTACATCTCTAATTCAGCAACAATGCTCAACCGCCATATTGGCAGTCCTGGAGTATGGTCTAGATTCCAGGTAGTCGAGCTCGAAGAGAAATTGTGGTTCTGGAACCCGCAAGGCATTTTCATGACCGCAGGTGTGGCTATAGCGATGGAATCTGGGTCTATAAACAACTACTTCCCGGAAAAGCTTAATGCTGCTAAAGCTGAAAAGGTAAGAATGATTGTGACAAAGGATACTTACCCCCGTATCCTATTAGCTATGCCGATCGAAAAATCGGAAAGCAATAACATTCTTATCGAGATGGTTCCTCACATTAACTTCAGGCGTATCGGAGGTCGTAGGTATCTGTTGTTGCCTGCATTCATGTTGCATACAATTCCCGCAAGCTCTCTAGCAGCATGGAACCCCACAGGTACTGAAGAGATACTTATCGCCGGGTGGCTGATGCCCGAAGAAGCGGGTAAAAAATTGTCTAGACTTAGTAGAATCTTTCACAGCGAAACCGACGAAGGAACCCAGATAGAAGCTCACTGGCAGTCGGCATGGCTTCCCTTCCAGGTTGGGGACATCGAGGAGTTGTGGCGTCTACGCAGACTTAACGTGAACATGCAAGGCGACGCACGCGTGGACGTGTATACCGGCTTTCAACCTACTAGCTCGTTCTCCCAGGTATTACCCGAGGGAGGTAAACTCGGCCAGTTTGGCGAACCCGAAGAAGAAGCAGACATTTACTGGGAAGGAGGTACTTGGGAAGGCGGCATATGGGGGGGATCCTCTGAGTACCGCTTCACTCGCGTGAGGCCCGAGACTTTTGGTAGATTTCAAAGTATTAAGTTCAGTACGCTACCTATGGGGCGACCATTTTTAATCAATGCTGCAGAGCTTCTACTACGTGGGGGCAAGGAGGAGTAAAACTATGACTCTAGTAACTATACCCTATAAACCCCTGCCTGGAGAAGTGCGCAACATTACCCAGATTACTGCAAACTTTGAAGAGTTTCTCAAAGTAATCAATGGGGAACTCGACGGGGAACATAATATTGCAGCTAACGCTATAAAAACAACTAATATAGAAAACTTAGCGGTAACTGAAGGTAAGCTTTCTGTTGCGGTACAGGCTAGCCTTAATACTAAAGCTTCCGGCTTAGAAGTGCAGCAGCATGCCTCTAACGCAGAAGCAAAATACGGAGAATTCTTCGTAGCCCTAGGAGCTCTGACTGTAACCCTTCCAACAAAACCCGGGAATAGCAGTCAAATCGGCGTCTATAACATTTCTAAAGCTAGCTTAGTAAAAGTAAAGGTTGAAGGAAGTACGGGTATAATTGGGGACTTCATAAGTACTGGTAAAGAAGTTGTTTTGGGGCCAGGTCAGCATGTAGTCTTTATGGGCCTCGGGGAAGAAACTGACTGGCTCATAACTTCGGGAGAACCTAAGCGAAAAGAAGAATGGGGCACTCATGCGTATACTAAAGGGGAAACCATAGTACTGAATGAATTTAGAGATACCCAAGTGAATGCTAAGATCTTAGGCGAATTGAATGAAAAAATAATTGCCCAGGTGTCAGTGAATGGCCACTTAGCGGGAGAAGCTGAGATCCCAGCTGAAACTGGACTACATAGTACTGCAACTATTTCAGTTTTAGTTCCAGCTGGACAGACTATTAAAGTCACTGGCGGAACTGTGACTCTATATACTCTGACTCGATGACTTACCGTCTCCCCTTCTCTGATATACCCGAGGACGAGACCCGAGAAAATTTCGAAGCAGTAGAAGCACAGCTTAGTCTTTTTGCTTTTGAAGATCAAATTATCTCTGCTGAAGTTAAAGGTACTAAAGCTAAGAAGATTGCAGTGCGGGACTCTCACGGTAAAATACTAGGCTATGTACCTCTTTATGCTGAATAGAAAAATAGCATGAGTGTCTTAGCTGCCCAGGGTGCACCTGTAGAGGTAACCCTTAAATATAAACCCATGCCTAAGCAGGCTGAGTTTCATGCGTTGAGCAAGAAGTACCGCTTCTTTGAGGGGGGTTGGGGTAACGGTAAGACATCGTGCGGGTGTGCTGAGGCACTTATGCTTGCGTTGGAATACCCGGGGTCGATGGGACTAATTGCTCGTCGTACACGTCCTGAGCTCCGTGCATCGACACAGAAAGTATTCTTCAAAGGCGGAGGCGGTGACCCCGAGCTAGGGGACTTTACAGGATGTCCTGAAGAGCTGATACGCAAATTCAACAAGACAGAAGGTAAGCTTACTCTTATCAACGGGTCTGAAATACATTTCTGGTCCCTTGATGACCCAGACAAGCTTAGCAATCTCAATCTCGGGTGGTTCTTAATCGACCAGGCCGAGGAGGTTCCTGAGGAAATGTTCCAGATGCTACAGGGACGCCTCAGGCAAGCAAACGCCCCTAGGTGTGGCCTTGTACTCGCTAATCCCAACGGCCACGACTGGATATGGTATCGCTGTGTAGCCCATCCCGAGAACTTCAAAGATCACGGTATGGTTCACGCGACCACTAGAGATAATCCTAATCTTCCAAAAGACTATGTTGAATCCCTAGAACGTATGCCGGCTAAGTGGGTCGAGCGATTTATGGAAGGATCGTTCGATGTGTTCAGCGGGCAGATTTGGCCAGAGTTCGACCCAGATATCCATGTGATAAGACCGTTCCTTGTAGATCTCAACTGGGAAATAATTGAGGGTATCGACCACGGTCGTAGGAATCCTACTGCGGTGTTATGGGCTGCGTTAGATGATAAGGGTAACTGTTTCATTGTGGATGAGCACTATGAGGCTGGGAGACTTGTTGGATATCACGCTAAGCAGATATTACAGACTAGGCTCCACTACAAACTACCTACATATACAGTTATTGATGCCTCGGCTGCACAAAAAGATCCAAACACAGGAAGGAGTGTTATAGATGAGTACTGGGATAACGGAATATCTACTATCCCATCCGATCGTCACGTCCCTGCACGTATTAACCGTATCGCCGAATGGCTTATGCTTGACCCTAATCATCCCCACCCAATTACGGGTGAACTCAGAGACGAGGGTTGGCCGAAGCTTTACATCTTCGCAAACTGCGTAGAGCTTGTAGAGCACATACAGCAATATCAGTGGAAGAAAAAGCCCCCGCAACAAGAGGAGGACGCAAAGGAGAGGCCTCTTGAGAAGGATGACCACGACGTCGATGCGTTAGGGTATATACTTATGACGAGGCCAATGCCCGCTACGCTTCCGGGAAAAGATGCCGTAATGACTCCAGCTGAGGCATACTGGATGAAAGTGAGAGAGCGTATGGACGGAGCAAGTTCAAGAGGAAGGGTACATTCTATGTTAGGAAGTGAGGCATGATAGCACCGCTCGAAATCGTGAAGGGGATGGAGTTAACTCCTCAGGCGTGTGTAATTTGCGCAAATAATCCCGCTGACGAACTCACAGGGGAGCAACAGCAAGCTATATTTGCTCCTGGAGTAGACTATGACTGGGGTAATTCCCTCTATATCTGCAAAAGTTGCGGAGAAAAAATCGCGGACTTACTTGGAAGAGTACCTATAGAGGAGCATGAGGAACTAAAAGAGGAATTTGAAGACCTTAAGGAGGAACACGATGACCTTGAGGTTCGATATGAAAGTAATTCGGAGCTTCTAGCACGCATTCGCGATGGTAAAGCAGCAATAAAAGAGGTAAAAAGTCGAAAGGCGGCGTGATGGGCCCACAACCTAGCGAAAAAGTGAGAATGTAATATGGGAACTGGCGCAGGTGATCTAAGTTTAGGGTCTTTCCAGGTTACTTTGACCAAAGAAAAAATTGCCCAGGCAGTTGAGCCTCCAGGTAATATACCGGGTAAAGAGAATCCCCAGATTTCCTCGTGCGTGGTTAAGGCAATGAAGGAAAACAAAGGCATAGTCTACCTAGGGAACGAAGAAACCGCTACCGAAGCCAAAGGCTTTGAACTCGCAGCTGGTGAAGGTTTGTCTATAGATGTGCTCGGGCTAGGCAAGTTGTGGTTTAACGGTACTAAAACCGGCGATAAGCTCTGCGTCATGTGGGTGGGTCCATGAGCGAGATGGGTATGATAGGTGTAGGAGTAGGGGGGTCTACAGGCCCTGAAGGAGCTTGCGGAGCTGAAGGACCGCAGGGGAAAGAAGGTAAAACGGGAAAAGAAGGCCCTGCAGGCCCAACTGGTCCAACTGGAGCTGAAGGGAAAACTGGGCCACAGGGTCCTGTGGGCCCAGAAGGCCCAAAAGGAACCACAGGCGCCCAGGGAGCAACTGGCCCTACGGGCGCTGAAGGTCCTCGGGGGTTTACCGGTCCAGAAGGACCCAAAGGGGCCACTGGGGCTGAAGGGGCTAAAGGTGAAAAAGGGGTTGAAGGGACTAAAGGCGAAAAAGGTGCAACAGGTTTAACTGGGCCTGAAGGTAAAGAAGGCCCGAAAGGCAGTACAGGTAGTACGGGCAGTACAGGTAGTATTGGGCCCGAAGGGGCTACAGGCAAAGAAGGAGCTACAGGGCCTAAAGGAAGTACTGGGTTAGAAGGTCCTACTGGTAAAGAAGGTAAAGAAGGTAAAACTGGCGCGACAGGGCCAGAAGGACCGGAAGGTGCAACCAGCGCTACAGTGAAAAAACATATTCCCCTCGAAACCGGGCAAAGTGTGGCCATGATTCTAGGGAAAGTCACCATAACTGCACCTGGGGTCACAGCAAAAGGCCCAATTATGCTTACACCTGAGGGGGGCATTGCGCTGGTAGGTACTATGACGGTAGCCGAACGCAAAGTTGGGGAAGGATTTGTTGTGCTTTCAACCCTAACTACTGCTACGGCTAAGGTAAACTGGGCGGTGTATCCAGAATGAGCGATATCGAGTTTTACTCGGGGGGGAGCGGGGGCGGAGGGTCCCCCAACGTTGAACCCACAGAAGAAGCAATCACGATCGCAGCTGCTGAAACTAAGAAAGTAAGCTTAGCTGAACCTAAGTATTACAGAGTCACCCTCACGGGTAACGGAACCCTAGAATTTACTAACCCCTCGACAACTGTGGCTACGGGAATAGAGGTATTCTTAAAGCCAGAAGGCCACAAATTAACTGTGACCCTCGAAGGTAAAGCAATTAAATGGGTAGGAGAAGAAGAAAAACTTGAAGGGACAGAAAAACTTGTCACCCTACTCGTTCAAAACAAAGGGACTGAAATCTTAGGGATCGGACCTAAGGAAGGTAAAGAAGGTAAAGAAGGTAAAGAAGGTAAAGAAGGTAAAGAAGGGGCTAAAGGGGAAAAAGGGGTTGCTGGGGAAGCAGAACCTACATGGAAAGCAGTCGAAGAACTCAACGTTAACTTAAAAGAACAGAATGCAGTATCCGGTGAACCTAGGCCTATTTACAAATGCGCCATAAATGGTCAGAATGAAGTAAGAATTTTTGGGGTAGGACATGCGACTGCAGAAATAAAAGGGGGAGAAAAACTTTTCAAGCTACCTGTAGGAATGAGACCTAAAGGGAGACTGTATTTCCCCTTATATAACATAGAATCCGGAAACTACTTGGGTTTAGGGTATGTTAATGAAGCCGGCGAAGTCATAACTAACGAAAAAGTACCCAATACGGGTAGCCCTTTTATCAATTTAACCTTCCCTAAGGAATATTAGACATGAAATGGCGTAGATGGGGAGTAATTATAGTTTCAATCGCCGGAATTGGGGCTGGACTCTATACTTCAGGAGCTCTTGTCAAAGGTAAGACTCTAAATTGCTTCGAGAATCCCGAAACTGAAGGGACCGCCCGCATCGCAGCATGCGGCTACCCTACTCCTTCTACTGTGGGCGCGGAAGCTGCCACTGGGAAAACATGTGCCGAACTTCCTACTATAACGGGAGCAGAATTACGGTCGGAAGAAAAGCCGAAAGCTAATGAAACTATAGAAGGAAAAGATATTCTTTTGGGCGAAATCACGCTGGGTATAGAGTCTAACAATATAACCTTCAATAAGGACTGTGTTGTTGCAAATACTCAGACTGGAACTAACGAAGGCCAACCCGCGATAAAGCTACTAGAAGGGGAGAAAGGTTTTACTATAGAAAATTCCACGATTCACGGGGAAAATCAGCAAACTCATTCCTTAGCTGCATCTGGAATTTGGACCGAGGAAGAATCTGCGTCCGGGACGACTATCAAGAAAGATGTCTTTTACTGGTGTGTCGAGTGTTTGCAAGGGCCCGCTGAAGCTACCGAAGACTATGTAATAGCTAACGGTATCCAGGGGAAGGGGGAAGAAAGTGAAGTTTTACACAGGGAGGACTGGTATGTAAATGAAAGTTTCGTTATAGCTAAGAAAGACACTCTCATAAATCCCGAACCGAATGTCGCTGTGATCTTTGAGGACCAGTTTAAACACGAAAATACGCCCTGTGTAGATCACATGACTGTAGAAAATAGCTTCTTAGCTGGGGGTAATCAGGGGTTAGAGATGTGTGGGGAGAAGGTGAGTGAAACTGGAACGGCTACTCAGGTTATAAAGGGAAATCGATTTGCACGGTGTTTAGGTACACCGGAAGTATCCGTATATGGGTATAATAGAGGCGCTAAAGAAGCCTATATCCTAGGAAAAGGGTGTACGACTGCGCACTCAAAAGAACGATGTGCTAACACGACGTGTACTGTGACTAACGAAACTGGGCCCTATGGCAGTGTTTATAATTCAAGTTGGGATAGTCATGGATATTTTCCCCGGGGCGGAGTTAATGGTATAAATGGCTGCCCCATAAAAACTGAAAAAACTAAATGCCCATCGGGATCTAAACTTGAATGGGAAGAAAATTACTGGGATGATAACGCTAACGTCGTAGGAGCTGAATCGTGATCGAGGTTTATGTTTTTTTTGGGCTCTGTACTTTTGTGTCCGGATTCACTACTTTCATTGCTTTCTCTATGAGTCGATTAGCTAGAGACGAGCGTAAGGAACTTGAGGACCGGTTGATGGCGCTAAGTAAGCCTAACGCTATGCTAACCCATGCTGGGCTACGAGATACTGAACCTGCTAAAGTTGATTATGTAGATGAAGAGCGTGAGTATGCGATAACCCATAGTAACAGTAGGGAAATACATGAGTTTGATCGTTTGGGAGATGACTGATGGCACCTAATCCAAAACTTCGCGAGGCTGCAATATCCCAAAAGACGAGGGAACGCACAGCAACTTTCAAGCAGCCAGGACGTCAGCAAGGGCAGAAGAATAGGTTTCCTATGCCCGATGCTAAGCATGCGCGCTTAGCACTTCAAATGCTCCCCAAGGCTAAGAATATGCCTCCAGGTGCAGCTCAGAAGGTAAGAAATAGGGCCGATAGAATGTTAGGGAAATGAAATGCCGGGAATAAATCCCAAGCAGCTCCTTCAAGCAGCAATGGCATCAGGCGGAAGTGGTGGAGCACCTCAAGATTCCATGCCGATCCCCGGAGCAGCCTCTCCTGCAGGAGGCACTGCGAGCGGCCCACAAGGAGGGATGCAGGACGCACTTCCCCAGGAATTTGCGGGGGCGCAACCAGTAGGAGCTGAAAATAGCGGGGTAATGAGCACCTCAGATCTTCAGAATCAAATGGGGGTAGGATCTCAAGCTACAGATGCTACGGGCCAGGCAGTCAATCAGATGCTCTCAGTCATCCAGAACCCCTCAACTCCGCCGAATCAAAAGGCTGCAATGCAACAGCAACTTCAGCTTGCTGCCTTGAGGGCACTCACGGCTGGATCATCTGGAGCTACAGGATCCCCCGGATAGGTAATTGTGGCTACCGATCTTCTTACCGAGCAAGTTGAGAAATGTAAGGAGCCCCCTACAGAAGGTACTCAAGCGTATAAGCTTTGGGAATGGGGTCGTTCGCTTCTTAAAGAGGGCCGCATGCGCCGGAGGCACTGGGAGGGTATATGGTGGGAGAATATCGCCTTTTATATGGGTGATTTTTGGGTAGAGTGGGATATCCATAAGCGGCGCCTTGTGGAGCCTGTACGCAAGCCAGATCACAAGGTGCGCATGTCGGTCAATCTCGTACAACCAGCGGTACGCACAGAGCTTGCTAAGCTAGTCAAGAACCGTCCAATCATGGATGTGCTGGCACGATCTGCCGATCAAGAGGACCTCAATGCAGCGAAGGTCGGGGATAAGATGCTTAATAATTATGCTGAGCGCAAGTTCGCTATGGATCGCGTGCGTAAGCGTATGCTTGAGTGGGTGCTTATGTGTGGGATGGGGGGTATTCTTGTTGATTGGGATGAGACTGCGATGGGAGAAATAGATGTCTTCCATAATCAAGAAGGTAATCCCATCTTTGACCCAAAGCTCATTGAACAGTACAAGATCCAGTACGAGAAGGAAGATATAAAGCCCACCTATAAGAAAATACCTATGGGTGAGATGGCGATTAAGGCAGTGAGCCCATTTCAGGTTCTATGGGACTTTAGTACGAACTTCTTCGATGAGGCAGCATGGTGCATTTACTCTGAAGTATATGATGTAGATGAGGTGTACCGGCGGTGGCATTGCCGCGTTCTATCAGAACCCAACGTATTACCGGGTATCATTGAGAATCGCATGATGGGACGTATGGATCTTACAGGGCAGTTGAAAGAGCGCCCAATACACTCACAGAAAATCTGTGAGGTCCACCAGATGTGGATTAAGCCGGGGCACCCGAAATTCCCGGACGGGCTTTGCCTTATTTTTACTAAAGACTGCATTATCAGGGAAGATAAGTACGACTACGGGCACGGTGAATTACCGATTCACATGATGTCTCATATACCCCTTCCTACGTCTCAACAGTCGATGAGCACAGTACAGCAGCTACGAGGCCCTGTGCTCGAGTTGTCTAAGACGAAGTCGCAGCTCATAGAGAATCGTAATCTTATGGCGAACCCTCCTTGGCTGATTGCTAAGCAGCTTCAAGTAACCAAGGAGATTCAAAATAAGCCCGGATTACGTATAGAGTTTAACTTTATGCCGAACGTGCCGCCTCCGAAGCCAGTTGAGATGCCGGAGATGCCTAAGTACGTCACAGAACTCGTTGAGAGTTTGAAGGAGGATATCCGTGAAATTGCTGGGCAAGGAGAAACGTCCCAAGGGAAAGTACCTCCAGGTGCACGCAGCGGAGTAGCAATCGCCTACCTGCAAGAAGAGGACGATACACGTCTCGGTACAACCGTACAAGAACTCGAGAAAACCATGGAAGGTGTGGCTTTCCAAATGCTTCGCATCATGGCGGAGAAGTATGATACGCCACGTACGGTGAATATCTATAGGGTCAATGGGGAGCCAGAAGTATTTGATTTCGTGGGTACTATGCTTTCTGGGGCTGGAGGCGTCAACTGTCAGGCAGGCTCTGCACTTCCCCGGTCGAAGGCGGCAAAGCAGCAGTACATCTTAGACTTATGGGATCGCAAGATTGAGCAAGATCCTCGTAAGGTACGAGAGATGCTTGAACTTTCCGAAGGTGAGCCTGACGAGTGGGAAGTTGACCTTGATCAGGCCGAACGCGAGAATCATGAACTCAAGGAAGGTGAGGATCCAGGCGTTCTTGAGTGGTATAACCACCCAGCCCACCACTACATGCACCGTAACTACATGAAGACTGCAGAGTTCCGCAAGCAGTCAGAACAGACACAGCGGCTCTTTATGAAGCATGATCAGGAACACACAGAAATGGAGCAGCATCAAGCTGCAGAACTTGCTGCGAATCAAGCAGCACAGCAGCCACAGGGAGGTAGTCCCGGGGGCGGTGGATCTGGAGGAGGGGGAGCTCCACCACCTGGATCATCTGCACCCGCGGGGGCGAACGGTCAGACCCAAGTGCAGGGTCCCCCCTCCCAATTTACAGCAGCCTCCTCCCCTCGTAGTTTGATGGAAGGATCCCCACAGTAATGAGTGTTATGTTGTATAATCCCAAGAGAAAGGAAGCTTATGGCTGATCCAGACGTATTTCAGGCGTATGCCACAATCACCATTAAAAATACCCTCAAGACTCCTGCGGTAAATGAAAAACGGATTAAGGAAGCTCTTGAAGCGGTTTCAGTCGAAGGAACCGAAAAAGTTGAATTCCAGTTCAGCGACAAGGAAGCTGCGTGACGATATGACCTCCACCACTCCTGTATTAGATGCCGATAGGGTACGGGGTGTAAAACCCGTTCTTCCGGAGGGCGAACGTGTGGTAGTTACGTCGGGCCCAAATGCCGGTCGATCTGCAGTGATTGTTGGACACGAGTTCGCTGATGATACTGCGTACCTTCAGTACAATACTCCGAATCACCCTAAACGGCAGTTTGCAAAGGTTACAAGGTACCGCCTAAATACACGCGACTCGCGTGCGGAGCGTATTTCTGCCACCCCGGATCAGATTGAGGCTCGTAGTACGATCGAGGGGTGGGGCCGGGGGTGGGCTCCAGAGGAAGCACCTACGGGTGAAGGCGTTGAGGCAAAAGAAGCTGGGAACGAGGTAGTAAGCTAATGCCCGAAGGCGTGCAGGGGGGTGGGTCCGCCCAAGTAGTGCAACAAATTGAATCGCTACTTGCACAGCTTGCACAGGAACAGCCTGAGCCACAAGTACAACAGGCGATTAAGGGTATTCAGGCACAAGTTGAACCCCTTCAGCAGATTCTAGGGGCCCAACAGGCCCAGAATATGCAGGGGGGCCTTCAAAACCCTACAGGACCCCCTCCGGCGGGAGGCCCAGGGGGGGCTGGCGCGCCACCGCCTGGTGGGAGCCCTGGCGAAGGTTCAGAACTTCCCCCCGAACCTGGGGGTGCAATGCCCCCTGAACATGGGGGCGAGCCGGGGGGAGGTGGCGAGCATGGTCACCATACCATCGAAATACAAATCAAGCCTGGTGGACCTAAGACGTTCGCCGGGGCAAAAAAGGCAGCGATGGCAACCCACAGGGAGCGGGGTCATTTTGATCCAAATACTCCCGCAGGTGAGACCCCATCGACGCCTCGGACCAAGAATAAAGCGAAGGCCAAGGCCTAGTACAGCTCTTTTGAGCCAAGGCAACGGTACAGCCTAAGGAAAGGAAGTAATGGCAGACTCAGCAGCCCCAGCAGCAGGCCAAGGGACTCCAGCAGCAGGCGTACAACCCGCGGCAGCGGGTCAAGGCGGTGCTACGAGTCAGTCCACAGCCCCAAGCAACGGCGATGGGCAATTCAACTGGGGACTTTTCCCCGACGTACCTGAAGCTCAACGCGAGCTCCTACAGCCGCATCTGCGCAATATCCAAGGTCACATTACGAGGATGGAGCAGCAGAATGCACCGTATCAGCCCCTTACGCAAATGGTACAACCGGATCAGGTTGAGAATCTTGTAGGTTTCCTGAACGGTTACAACGCTGACCCCGTGGCTACAGTCATTGGGTTGGTACAGCAGTTACAGCAAGAGGGTAATATTACGGCCGAGCAACTACAGCAGCTTACGGGACAGCAACAGGTACCGGCAGCGCAGAATGGTCTGGCACAGCCTGGACAAGAAGAGCAAGTTCCGCAATGGGCACAGGAGCTTCAGCAGCGTTTGGCACAACAGGACGCTGAGAGAGAAGCTCAGGCTGCTCAGCAGCAGGAGGCGGAAATGGCTCAAGTTATGGATCAGGCCAAGACTAACATTCGCGCACAGTTGACTCAAGGCGGCATTGATGAAAGTCTTGTAACCGACCCCATGATTGTGGCCGCTATTATTGCCAGCGATGGCGATGAACAGGCGGCCGCAAACATGTTCTCGTCTTTACGGGACGGTTTCCTCGGTGCATTTACTAACGGCAAGACCACGCCCGGTACACCGCCCGCGGTGCAGGGGCAACTGCCAGTAACACCTAAACCGACAGGTCGTCGAGGCGATAGCTTTGGCGCAGCAAAACAAGGTGCAAAGCAGTTTCTCGCGCAGCAAAGGCAAATGGCTGAGGCTGGCTGAGTGAGAAAGAAGGTGAATCAAGAGTGGCACAGACCACCGCAAATGCTGACGCAATTCTAAAGGAGTACTATCTCACTCCTATTCGCGAGCAGCTTAATCAGCGCTGTATTCTTATGTTTGCAGCCGACGATGATGAGCCTGGCGAGGCGTCTTCGTCAGGTAATGAAGGGAAGGGTCAGGACTATACATGGAAAGGCTTCACTCGTGAGTCTGAAGGTATAGAGTTCGCTGGACGTGAGTGGGTACTCCCTGCACATATGGCTCGCAATGAGGGGCTAGGTGCACGTAAAGAGGGCGGTGCGCTCCCAACAGCATCGCAGCAAGGATGGACAGATCTCAAGGATAAGTTGCATCATAACCTTGGATCTATTCGTCTCTCTCGTTATGCAATCAAGTTGAGTGAACGTAAGGAGGGTGTTTTCCTGCGTCTACTCGATGCTGAGACTAAGGGTATGGTGAAAGATCTACGTAAGGATCTAAACCGTCAAGGTTTCGGCCAGCAGACAGGACAGTTGTGCTCAGCGAAATCTACAGCGAAAGCACATGAATTGACTGTGAGTACTGTACAGTACTTACGTGTGAACATGGTAGTCGACCTTGTGAAACCAAACACGGGTGAAGTTATTGCATCTGAACGGACTATCGAAGCGATTAATGCTGTGACCAAGAAAGTCACTCTTTCGGGGGCGGAATTTACGCCTGCTGAAGAAGATATTTTGGTACGGCATGAATCGTTCGAAAACGAGATCAACGGGCTAAGTAATATCATCGCCAACACCGTCGAAGTGGGGGGCTATAAAGCTAAAACGCTTCACGGGGTGAATCCCGAAACTAATCCGTGGTGGAACTCGCCTGTTGTTTCGGCCGAAGGAAACCCGTTCTCCGAGGATCAGGGCCAACAGGTCGTCGATAAAGTTGGCGCTGGGGGCCAGGCCGAGGTTGAGCTCATCATCACTACCCGGGGTATTCGTCGTAGGTATGTCAATACGCTGAAGTCCCAGAAGAGGTTCAATGACTCTGACTCGGTTACGTTACGAGGGGGATTTAAGGCTATTCTCTTCAACGAGATGCCGATGGTATTCGATGATGACTGCCCGAAGGGCGAAATGTGGTTCCTCAACAGCGAGGCGATGATGTGGATCTACCTCGATGCTGGGGAAGATGGGAAGGGTGGCTGGAACTGGGTAGACGATGATGGAGCTATTCTGTGTAGGTCTGTGGACCGTACAGATAACTTCGATGCTTACCTAGCTGCTGACCATGACTTCGCCACAGTCGGTCGAAACCGCCTCGGTCGTATGATGGAACTACAGGACGATGCTGCGACGATTTGGTCGTGATGCCGTATGGCAATTGCCCTCGAACCCAATGTGAGTAACGGAGTAGTAGTCCCTGAGGTTATAGGGAATAGGCTATCTGTTATTTGTTTCCTCAAATTCTCCGGGGAATATAAAACTGGAGGAGATAGTTCCTTAGCTAAAACCCTTGAAGCATATTTCAAGGAGATAGGTAAAGGGACTATTACATGGGTCCAGGTTACTGGGACACCGGGGTACATTTATATGTACAACTTTGAAACCAGTAAGTTGCAGGTTTTTGACTCTGGAAAAGAAAAAGAAGCACTTGCAGAGCTCAAAGAAGAAGAATACCCCAAAAAGATCCGCACTGAAAGTAAGCCTAAGCTATTTGCGGTGGGGAACTGATAACGAAATGAAACGCCAACCATCTCGGCTTGGTCTAAGCTACCTTGACGCTAATCGGAATAGATTAGTTACAGAGGGCCCCGACGTATTAGAGGTTAAGCGTGAGATCGAGCTGAGATGGCCTGGCATTTTGTCTTGCTTTTTTGATGTAGATGCTGAGGAGTGGGTAATTGTCGAGAAGTGTCCTGACGGCTTAGAACGCATGGTTATGAAGACTAAAGCATTAGGCATGTGGGTTATCGATAAGCTCAATCGTATTGACCAGGCAAAACATACAGTAAGTGCTGACGCTTTAAACCATAAATTCGATATTGAGGATATGGAAACTGAGAAAGATAAGGAACATAAACTTTCTGAGGCTGTAGGAGAGGCAGCGGAAAGGCTATTTCTTGCTTTGCGCAAGGACGGGATTATCCACGCACCGAAAGTTTTTATTAGGTAGCAACAAGGAGAAAAATGAATCTCGAAACCATGGAAACTGCGCTTCGACGCTTCGGTTTCGACCTCGCAGATCCTCTAGCTACGTGGATTAATGCCGCGATGCACGACCTTGAGGAGTCCTTCGATTGGCCTTGGCTTGAGTCCAAAATCGATGACATCGAAATGCCGAAGGGGTCGGCAACTATTACTCTCCCGGAAAGTTGTCTTAAGATAATTTTCATAAGAGACGCTACAAACGAACGGAAGCTCGACTACTACGACCGACACCGTTTCGCTCGAGAGATTAATGAACCCAAAGAAGAAGGTCAGGCTGAGGTTTATACCCTCATCAACACGAACGAAGTACAGCTCTGGAGGGTAATACAGGAAAACATAACCTTCGAAGTTATGTATCAAGGAAAGACTAACGACCTAATTGAAGCCCCCAATGAACCCACGACCGGAACAAGTATATGGCCCTCTACTACTCATTATCTGATTGTCCTCAGGGCAGCTGCATTTGCCTTACAAGCTGAGAACGAGGAGGAACGGGCAAAGGTTGCACTTGAACAGTATGAGAAGAGTCTCCTTAGACTTATGGGTAAGTACGGTGAGCGCAACCTTGACGAACCTGAAACTGTGCAAGACGTGCAGGGTTATGGGGCAAGTTTACGCAGGAGGTGGTGGTAATGGCCGTAGGACTTGAAAAGGTAAAAATACCCGGCGAATCCGCTTCTAGTCCGCCCCCCTCAGGAGTCGTGAATCAGAATCCAGTTGCAGGTAAACCGTCATTTGCATCCCCCCAGATTCAGACTGCGGCAGATGTAAGCACTTCTAATGCGCTTGCCGGTAATAGTGCTACACCCAAACTTGCGGAAGTTCTCAAGCAACCTGAAAAAATACAGCAAAATGCTGCAAGAGCAGCTTCATCTTTACTAGGAGCGGGGGGGCAACCTGCACCTAGCAATCCTCAGGCAGTAGCAGCTAAGGCGCCGTCGGGTGCTACAACTCAAAAAGCATCTGGAGCATCATCAGCGACTACCCCAGCCGGTAATACAGGGGGAACACCGGCACCTTCATCACCTACTACGGCCACAGTACCTACTTCAACTGGAGCACCTCCCGGGGTACCTGCAACTGAAGCAGTCCTTCCGCCCCCGACGGGGGGACTCACTCCGACGATGAAATCTACCCAGGGGGCTAATGCTAGCGAAGCCGACTGGATAGAGGCGCAGAATGAAAATCAAGAGAGACTCTATGAAGCCGCGATGAAGTATAATGGGGGCCCAGATAGCGCGTTGGAAACTGCTAGAAGAGCAGCGGAAAAAGCTTTGCACGGTGAAACCCAGGCACGAGGGATTGCAGGGACAACTGAGTCTAGCCTCTACAATGAAGGTAAGGCTAAAATAGGAGAAACTGAGGCGGTAGCGGACGTTACTGCTTACCATACTTACATGAATGAAGTAAGGCAATATCAGGATGCTCTAAATAAAGCCCAAATTGCGTGGGAGAGGGCTAATGAACAGGAAAAACGGGAAATGGCAGAATCGGCTAAGAAAACTGAGCCTACAGAACCGATAAATCCTCCCCCTGGAAATACCCGGATTCCTGGGGTGGAAGTTAAGAATCCAGGAGGAACTGCTCAACCTAAGACAAGTAATAGACCCGTGAAAAATATCAGTGGAAAGTCGATCGGGAAGAAGAAAACCTAAATGGCTATCGTAACCCCCTCTCTCCCAAAGACCAAGGAAATAAACTCCTCTGGAGGAACAGCAGCTCCTAGTGGCGCAAGTGTGGCTGCTAAAATGGTTAAAAATAGCCGGAGTGCTGTAACAGCACCAAAAGTTTCGCGTGTACCTCGGCCTGCACAGCAACGTCAGCCTTCAGTCAAAGTCCCGAGAGGTAGAGGGGGTAACCCTAACCCGTATAATGCTTTGAAGTCCCCTTACAGAACACAGGGAGAATTTAATAAGGCGGTTACAGAAACTACGAAGGCAGGATATCAGCCTAAGCTTAATGAACTTTCCACTGAGGAAGAAGGGGAGAAGGGACTATCGGCTCAGAGGGAATCGGATAACGTCAATATTTTCAAGCAGTACTCCCAGCAGGCTAATGAAGCTTATGAAAAAGCAAAGAGTACTATGGCTGAAATTGCAGCTCGTCAAAATGCTGGATCCGCAGCCAGTCAACAAGTTCTCCAATCCGCATTATCTAATACAGGAGTAGCTGGGCTAAGTGGAGTTACTAACCCCTCAGCGTATATGGAAGAGGCGTCTGGATTGGGACGTGCTACGAGCCAGTCTCTTGCTGCTGAGCAGTCAGGGATTGCTGGGGAGATGTCTAAAAATCTACTTACGCCAGGTATTGGCCTTGAGGAAGCTACGGGGGAAAATCAGGCTCGTAGTCAGGGGCTACTCAATAAATACGCGTCTGAACGCGACAAGATTACTAGGGGTATCCCCGAAGACACAGAGAAAGTCCGTCAAGAACTTATGAAAGACGAAGAGACTCGTGAGGCTAATCGTCTTCAAGCAAATATCGCGGGGCAGAAACTAGGCATTGAAAAGGAAGCTAGAGTAGAAGTCGGCAAGGAAAAAAATCAGATAGCTCGGGAGGTGGGTAGAGAAAAAAATGAAGCTACAGAGAAAGTAAAGCGTGAAGAAGTAGGTATTAAAGAGGCTGAAGTCCAGAATAAGAAAAAAGCCTACGAAGAAAAAATCTTGGTAGCTCGTAATAAACAAGAAGTAACTACAGCGAAGATTGAAGCAGCTCGCTATAATAATGGGCTCAAGGTAATGACTGAGTATCTGAAAGAAAATCCGAAAACGGAATATCGACCCGGTTCAATTAATCCTAGTGAACAGCAAGCGGCATTACACGAAGGTAAGATTGAATATCGGCGCGATGCGGGACATTTGTATAAGATGCTTACAGAACAGGCAAATCTAACTCCTGAGGAAGCATATAAGCTGATGAGATCTTCCGGAAATGGCTACATTGAACAGTTTGCTCATACAGAAGAACAGAAGCTAGCTCAGGAAGCATTACTACGCAATACAGCTCATACACCTACTCAAAAATTCAAAATACCCGCAGCTAGGAAGTAAATGAGTGTCCTCGATAATCCAGTCGATAAACTCTACGCTGGGGCGCTACTTGGAGCTGCTCTTTCCAAACAGGTAGGTGAAGTAGGAGCACAGGGGGCTGGACGTGAAGAGTCTGAGCGCAGGGCAACGCTAGAGGCCGGTGTAGCCTCAGGGAAGATTAACCCTAACAGTCTTTCTAAGGGGGATGCTGGGCTTCTGGGTGTTGCACTTGAAGCGAGTAAGGTAAAGATCCCTTCAGTTGTAAGCGACCCACTTGGCTTTGTCGGGGGTTTCGCAAGTAACCTCGGGAAAGGTGCAGCGGAATTTGCTGAAAGTTATAAAGGGATTCCCCAAGCAGCCCTCTCTATAGGACAAGCTGGGGTTACTTCTGTAGAGAAAGCTGGGGGAGACCCCTACAGGATGCTCTTCGAAGCGGGGCAGGGAGCTAACCCCTTAGGTAAGGAGGTCGGGGGAATAGTGCAGAATACCCTACACGACTTCTCGTCTCCCCGACAGATTTACGAACACCCGTTCGAACCCCTTATGGACGTAGCTGGGCTTGCATCTGGGGGAGCGGGGGCCGCAATTAAAGGCGCAGGAGCACTATCCCGCGCAGGACTTCTAGATCCTGGGGCTCTTGAGGCTCCAACACTTGCAGGTAAAGTAATAAAACTTGGCTCGACACTGGGGCGTCCGGATGCAATTGCATCTCCAGGTTTTACTGCTGAGAATGCTGATCGTCTTGCAGAGGCTGGGGTGCAAGGAGCGAAAATAGGGAGGCCCTATTCCCCCAACCTTGGAATGAAGTACTTAGGACAAAAGATACCTGACTGGATCATCAATCAAGCTCGCGACGTAAAAGTCCCGGGCAGTAGTGGGACACTTGGGGACTTACAGGGGCAGTACTACGGGAAAAAACTCATCAATGCTACACGGGCCCAAATATCTGCTGGTACTGCGGCTGAGTTTGCAAACAGTCCTGTACAGGACTTCATAGATTCTGCAGGACGTATGTACGCAGGGGGTCAAGCTGCAGGCCAGTACCAGTTTGAGGCCACAATGCTTCATTCGATGGGTATCGATAATCTCGATAAGTTAGATCAGTACGTGGAAAGTATACGTAACGGTGAGGACGTTGATGGACTTGCAATAAGTCCTGAGATGCAAAAAGCAGCACAGTATCGCTCCGAGAAGTTATACCAAGATCCCAGGTTCCGCCAATTGATCGAGGAACCTACAGATAAGATGAAGGATCTTGCGTATAACTTACGTCGGGTAAATGTAGATCAGGCATCGAAACTTGCGATTGATCCTACTACGTCTGAGGATAGTGCGTTAGGTCGACTGAAGGTGATGCTCAATAAGACTAATGAGGAGACCCGTGCTGAGCTACCTGCTGAGTTACGGCCTACAAACGTCTTTGCTAAGGGGCTACAGTTAATTCAAGAGGATATGCTAGGTAAGCCTATTCCTGATAGGGTACCTTCATTGAATGAGCTCGCAATGGAGTTACCTTACGGAGGAGTAGGATTAGGGCAGAAAGCAAAACTTGCACTACGAGTACCTATTCTTCAGAGAGCAGTTGAGTCTTTGAGGAGAGATATTGCGGATACCGAACCCCTATTTGATAGGTTGCAGGATCCAAATTACGTAGCTGGTAATAACCTTTTCGACAAGATCGCTACTGCTCTACACGACGAGCTGGGTGTTGATCCAGAGCAGGCACAGTCATTTGCGCGAGGGGTTGCGCTGGGGTCAGTTGATGGACCTATACTCCCTACATACGTCCCCAGCGTATCGGGGGAGAAGCTCAATTTCGGTATTAGGCCCGATCCCTTGAAAACTAAAGTTGGACGAGTGCTCGGGGTAAGTAAGTTCCGAAGCCTAGAGGATATTGAGAAGCAGCCTACGTACTATGACTTCAAGAGACCCTTCAACCCTCGTACTGCGTCCGCGCAGACTATAGGACTAGGGCCCTCAATGAACTACATGAATGATGCTACATATGGACGCTTCATACAGGGAACTATGCGTCTTGATCCTGAGGCTATTATCAAAAATGCCTATCAGATTCAACGAGATCTGGTGTCAAAGCGACTCAACGATGGAATGATCCAAAAGCTTGCAATAAAAGGGCCTGATGGAGCTATTAGGATGTATAGAGGATCTGAGGAAATGGATGTAGACCTTGGGAACCAAGCTGCGTTTTATCAGTTTGTCCCCGTGGATACATGGCGCAATTTCTTTAAGTCAGAGACTGAGTTACAGGCAGAAGTAGGGGGATTAATTAAAGACGTGGGGGATAAGGGTCATATTAGCGATGGGGTAGCTAACCAAGAGCTCATGCAGGAAATTGAGGGACTTGCTGACGAGTCAGCGCATCGCTTTGTACACGAAGAGCTTGCTAAGGCATCTGCAGGACATGTCGAAGGTGTGGCCCTACCTACAACTTACGTCAAAACTATAGTTGCTCATGCTAGATTATCTGAGGAAGGGACGGCGTTTGGTCGCACCTTATCATTTCTAACAGGGCGATGGAAGTCTGCCGTATTAACTATTATGCCTACTTGGCTTGAGCGGACTACGATCGGTCACGGTATTATCGCCCTAATTGACGGCACAGTGAATCCAAAGTTTTGGGCCATGGCGCACGATTACTTTAGTGATCGTCCAGTACTCCCGGAGCAAGTGAAGTCGATCGCATGGGGTAAAAAGTATGGAGACAGTATCCTAAATCCTCAGCCTATCCCTTACGGGGTGAATCAGGGGGGAATGGCCACATCTGAGGCTACTGGGCGTATGTTGGGACAAGGTAGAGTGCTAGGTAAAACTGATATATCCCAGTCATTACCTGGGAGGCTTATCACTAAAGAGGTCCATACGAGTACGAACTATCAACGTCGTGCGATCTTCCTTAGAAATCTCGATCGAGGAGCTAAACAACGACTAGCAGAACTTGGGAAAGATCTTGAGCATCCTGGAGGCTTCTGGAACGCTAAGAACATCGATGCAGTACTTGATCCTGCCTGGAGAGCTGAGGTACTTAAGTACCCGGACCTTGTGGAGCACGCTATGGATCAATTACACCACGCGAGTTATACATTCGGACAAATGTCCCCTTGGGAGCGTAAGGTTGTAAAGTTTGGGATGCCATTCTATGGTTGGAAGAAGTTCATCAATAAGTTTGTGTGGTCTATGCCATTAAACTACCCCGGTCGTGCCGCTGCGATCGCAGCGCTAGGGAGAGTTGGAGTAGAGGAACATAGTGCGCTAGGTGCCATCCCTGACTACCTTATGGGAGCTGTGTTTTACGACACTAACGACTTATCTCGTGCTAGGTATCTAAATCTGTACGGATTGAACCCTCTAGGAGATATAGCTGACCCCTTTGGGAAGGAAGGCCCCTTAGAGGGTACTATCAATCTCTCAGAACTATCCCCCGTCGTTCAGGCCGTAGCTGCAGGGCTGGGTATAAATCCTATAAGTGACAATGCAGAGGAGATTTCCCCGACCTCAGGTATCGAAACGAACCGATACGGAGAATATATCAATACTAAGACTGGCGAAAAGATTGAAAATGTAGGTACAGTGAATCCCTTACAGCGTATCGTAGGTACTTTTTTGAGGGCCTTCCCCGAGATGCGCTCAGCAGAGCTACTAAAGACCGGGGGTAATCCTGTCTATCCAGAATCAATCCCATTTATCGATGAGAAACCGATCGGGGTACAACCTTATAGCCGTAAGACGTTTACCGTACCTCGACTACTAGAGCAAGAGGTCGGAGTACAGCCTGCTACCTATAACATAGCGAAGCATACAGCGGATCTACTTAAAGAAGTTGCAGAAGCCCATAAAAAGAACGAGAAAACGATAAGAAAGATGGAAACTAAGTTGGCTGCTCCTCCTGAAGAATAGGGTGTAAGAAGGGTTGGCTTTTTGCGAGTTTAGTCAACTTGTACAGAATCCAAAATTCTATCCCTCCATAGAAGACGAGTGTTTGCCAGTGTACCGCAAGCCAGCTCATCGTTCTGGGCCCTCAGTAATAAAGTCACGAATTATGGCTATACAATAGAGTACTACACATAGAAAACTGAAGACTATAATAGTGACTCCGCCGGCAATCATGGCAACCCTAAATATGTTTTCTGCCCAGTCAATGGTATGTAGTATCGTCATGTTGACATCGTATACTCCCTAGAGAACAGAATAAAAAATAAACGCTCATGGCTGAATTACTGACCCCAGACCAAGAAAAGTTTGCTGGAACTTTTTCGAGAGAAACGGGACTCGATCCTCGAGTAGTAGGTGCATGGTTAAAAGCCGAGCAGAGCGGGTCAGCGGCAAAGTATTACGAAGATAAAGGGTATAATGATTGGTTAAATATAGCTAATACAGACGCGGGGCCCGCACAGGGGGCACGCAGCGAGGTATGGTCAAATCCTGAATCCGCTGCTAAGGCAAGTGCCGAATGGATGAAAGGAAGTGGACGAATTGCAAAGGAATATGGAGTACCGGCTGAAGGCATTCGCAATATTCTAAAAAGTAGGGGTCAAGAGGCCGAAGACCAAATTAAGGCTATTTCTAATTCAGGGTGGGCATCGTCGGGCTATAATAATGGTAATACGCTCCGCGAGTTATATGGAGAACTATCTGGACACCAGCTTGCCTTAATGAGTTCAGTGCAACGACAAGCAAATGCTAAGGCGGGAATTGCTCCTATTATCCCTGAAACGTCCCCCCAAGAAACTGAAGTAGAACGAGAAGCAAAGAACCCTATCAACGCGATTACTTCGGTAAATACTGGGGCTACCCCTACCGAAGGGAGTATACCCGGAGCTACCGAAAACATTTTAGAACCTGGATCAGCAGAAGCCACAACACAGAAAAATTGGGAGAGTTTAAAAGAACTATACGATCAGGAGTCGCCTATTTCGTCTGTTGCCACCGGGAAAGCCCCTCAGCTTGCCTTGCCCGGGGAAGAAACTGGAGCCGATCGCGCCCTAAAGTGGGCCACACAACATCTCGGTAAGTTTAAGGAGAATCAAGGGCCTAATCTCGGTCCTGAACTCGATAAACTTGAGGGTGAATTTCGTATGACGGGTGAGCCGTGGTGTGCAATCTTTGCGACGACTGTAGCAATGCAAGGAGGAATGAATAAAACCGGTCGAACTGCAAGTGTGGCTGAGATTAACCAGTGGGCTGAAGAAGGAACTCACGGTTATAGTAAAGGTCTAAAATCCAGTGATGAGGCAAGACCGGGGGACCTTCTAACGTTTGGGGACCAGCATGTAGCCGTTGTAAAGGAAGTAAAAGGTAATACAATTATAACTATCGAGGGAAATGCAGACCCTCGCGGTGAAGGGGTGGTTCAGTTAACCCACCTAGTCGGTGAAGGTAAAATCGTTAGGCCCCACTATGGCGCAAAATGATGATAGTGATAGACTCCAACCTGAGTTTTCTCTAGGAGAACGCCTAGCTCGAGTTGAAGCAGAGCAGAAATGTAGGGAAACCCTAGAGGGGGATATGCAAAACCAACTTGATCGTCGCTTGAATGAAAGTGAGAAGCTGTACAGTGAGAGGTTGGCGGGATTGAGGGCTGAGCATCAAGCAGCACTTCAGGCTCAACGGGAGGCAGTAATAAAGGTTGAGACCGTTACGGATAGGCGGTTTGAATCTGCTAGTAGTCAAGCGGAGAAAAGGGAGGGCCTTCTAAGTGCCAATATATCAGCTTTGGACCAAAGAGTTCAAGTGATTGAGAGGGGCGATACTGGGAATGAACGAGAGAAACAGGCCATCGTGGCTCTTCAAAATAAACAGATCGCCCTTATAGGGGCAGTTGCTGCAGTTATTACTATAATTCTTATCTATCATCCTTAAAATTTTACCCTGGGGGGTAATGCAGCAAGGATACGCTCGCGCTCCTCAGGGTTTAAATTGCCCATGCGCGTAGTTGGCCATACTTTCGCCCGTTGAAATACTTTATCGGCACCGTCTCCCCCCATGTGGGGGAAACGACGAACGACATCGAACGCGCGCATACGCTTTAGGCATTGTGGGATATTCCGTAGGATCTCGTCAGTTGTCGTACGATCGTTTGATAATGCATCGAAAAGTAAAGCGATCTGGCGACGTGTACGTTGTGCCTGTTTTATTTGTCTTTGGTTAGTCATAACTTAGCTAATATATCTATGGCCTCATAAGTACTAGATATTACACGAGCTACTCCCCCAGCTTTTGAGATCTTTAGAAGCTTTAGATGTTGGAACTTTGAAACGTTCCTCTCCTTCCCAGGACGCTTCACCTCAAAAGCAACGAAGTTACCCCTATAGCATACCAAGATGTCAGGGATACCCCGTTCTTGATACATATCCCCGTGTATCTTCATAGCTTCACATTGGGGAATCATGCGAAGTGCTTTGATAATCTTCTTTACAAGTTCTGCCTCAGTTTCGGGCATCTCCATCCCTCTTTTTACGTGTTATGTGGGTGCTCATCGCTTGCTCCCGGCGGCGGCGCTCAACCATGTGGATTTCATGGAGGGCGCGGCGGGCTTCGTCGGCCGCATCGGTGAACTCGGATAGGCCAACCGAGTCAGCATCTCGTGCTTGCTCGATGAAGCTAGCGGCACGCTCCAGCGCCTCTCGTAGCATCCGCTCGCGCTCCGCGGGACTCAACAGGGAGGAGCTCACGTCTCCTCCTTCGGGTACCCTAGGGCCTGCAACGTGGGCTCGACTTGCTCCTTCAAAAAGGCCAGCGCCAAAGGATGGTGTGAACCCCTAAAGAACTGGTCGAGGGCCTTGGCGAGAACCTCGCCGGGCCTGATCGGCTCGTGACAGAGGAGACAGTGCGCCATCAGTCGCCGCCGAGGTACAGGTCTTGGATCGCTTCGGCTTCCTCGGCGACGAGCAGGAGCCGCGCGCCGAGCTGGCGGGCGTAGCTGATGCTGACTATCTGGTGATCGCTCGGCATATCGCCGCCCACGCATACGCCCTGGCCGCAGAGATGTGGCTCTTTGCGCTCGGGGCGTTCGGCTGCCTCAAGCAGATCGGAGCGGTCGTAAGAGCGCGCGGCGGCCATCAGCGCTCGACCTCGAACCCGTCGTCTTCGGCGCAGTCGGCGTGAACCCACTCGTCATCGACGCAGACGATCGGGTCCTCCTCCAAGATCGCACGCCCGCACAGATCACACGTGCTCTCGTAGGTCGCCGGGATCGGCTTCACGTCGTCTCCTGGAGTCGGCCAAGCTCCAGCTCGGTGTCCCGCACGACTGGTGCGACCTTCTCGCAGGGTTTCCCACAGGCAGAGCAGTGGTAGCCGTTCTTGACCTCGATCCACGCTTGGCAACACGCCGACACGGCCCGCGTGAGAGGCTTGTCAGGCCATTGCCCGTCACCCGGTAGCTTCTCTAGCTCACGACCGCAGGCGGCTGTGTGTCCCCGTTTACACATGAAGTGCCTCTTCTAGCCGAGTATGCCACTCGTTGACTTGCTGCAAACTCTCTCTTCCGTAGGCTTCTGCAGCTGGGCCTGAACCGTTGTAATGCTGGAAACCTAACTGAACCCCAAACTCATCAATGAGGCCCTTTAAAAAACGAAAGCCGATGAGCATGTTTGGATAAGGCTTCCAGCAGCCTCCGGCTTTTTGGGCATCAATCTGGAGACCTACACTCGTAAGCTGGCAGGGACCTACCCCATTAGGCTGCATTCCTAATGCCCTACGCATCTTATACACAGTATACTTTGCTCGTGTAACCGGACTCTCCTTCCAAGAGTCGAAGAGAGCAGGCCCCCGAGGGTATACTGACTGATTCCAGGGATCTCCCCCGAAGACGTTTCTCCCCGATGACTCTTTTTCTAATGAGGCGCAGGCCACACTCAGTTTTAACCCTGAGTTTCTGGCTGCGCTAATGATAGCGGCTGCATTAGCAAGCCTAGAGGAGATCGCTCTTTCTAACTTTTGATCTGTAGTCATTTCCTGTTCCTTGCGTGACGAGGGTGGGTTTTATCCGATCGGAACCAGCTCTTGGCAGGGTGCTCTAAATGATGTACCTTACAGACGGGGTGACCTTTTGCATCGGGGTGCCAGGAGAGGCGTAGGCATCGGTGTTCGTGGCAATTGTGCTTAGTCCAGAAAACACCTAGGCCAGTGAAAATAGCAATCTCACTGACATCTGAAGCTACTCCACTCCACAACTGGTAGCCTTTACCGTAGAGTGGGTGAAGTACCCAGTTGTGGAGTAGAATAAAGCCGGTCATGTGACTATTTTATAACTCGTCCAGGTCGAGATCCTCAATCTCATCATCGTCGTCTTCTACCTTTTTCTTCTTTGCTTTTTTCTTCTTTGCTTTGGGCTGAGGCTCCTCGTCATCTATGTCCTCATCGTCCTCAGACTCGTCGTCATCCTCATCATCTGAATCTTCAAGGTCATCAAGTGTAAGGTAATCAGCGATCTTTGAACTCATCTTGTTTTCATACTCTTCATCCACAAGCGTAAGGCCTAGTTCCTTCCCAATTGCTCTTTTGAGCATAGGTGCTAGATCAATACGCTTTGAGGGTACGCTAAAACCAAGTGCCTCAAGGAGTCCCTTAAGCTTCCATAGCGACTCGGCAGTGAGAGTGGTGTAATCTTTAAGTTTCTTACCCTTCAACTTACCTGCTGTACCCACAAATTCCCAGGTAAGCATAGGATTACTTGAACTTTTCGATGTGCCTTGTTTAATACTCACGACCTTAGCACGGTAGTCGCCCTCAGGAACACGTACACGACCGCCCCCTGACTCAACTCCTTTGAAATCAACTGGTATTGCCATACTATTCGTCCTCCTGTAGTGACTTAGCCGCATCAATAATGAGCGGCATAGTTGGGTTTGCTAGCACGCGAGGTAAAGCTCCCGACTGGTCCTTGGTTAAGTATTGATCGTGGGGCCCAGTCATCATTAGGGTACGCCAGACTTTTTCTTCCTTTTTAGTCTTTTTATTTATGGTGACCTGTCGTTTATATATTCTCCCGATGAAATCAACGCAAGAACAGGCCACAGAAAGTGGCTTTGCTGACATTAGGGGTACACGTTCAGTACTAGTCTCGTCCTCTTCATCATCCTTCTCAATTGTCTTTTCTTGCGCTGTAAATACTACGTGCATAGGCAAGTTTCGATAGAAGAGAAGGAACTCCTCCATGAGTTGCCCGCGCTTCCGGTAGTCTTTCCAAATAGGAAGTTTTGGATCCTTGAGAGGATCACGATCGACGGCATCTTTAAGAACCTGGCGCAGACATACAGCCTGCATCATGGTGATGGTGTCTAAGACAACTGTTTCGTAGTCGTGTTCACCCGAGCGCAGGAGCCAGTAAGCATAGACAATGTCGGACCATGATGTAGCTGGAAGTACCTCGACGCCGGGGTATGAGCGGATGGACTTTGTTCCTTGCTCTTCAATGTCGATCAATAGGCATTTCGGCCCTGTGGCTGCAGTACGTGTCTTACCTGACCCGTTACGTCCGTATAAGAGTACCTTTGCGTAGGGGGAAGCCTCGCTTACAGGGATGATGCGGTCGCGGATAGCGGCAATTTGGGATTGTTTATTAGCCACGATGACTTACCTCAAAGTTTTGCTTGATCATAGATGATATGTCCGCTCCGTGTAACTCAGCAATACATAGGCCCTTGAACTCGCAGTCCCACTTGCATCCAGGCTCAAATGATCGTGGATAGCGTTCTTGCTTCTCAGCCCGTTGTATTTCAATCGCCGTATCTATTGCCTCTCTCAACGTGGTTCGTAGTACAGGTGGATCCTTGGGAATCGGTGTACGCCGAAAGAACCGTGTCTCCTCGTTTGTGGCTATGTGTTGAAGTATCTCGGTGTAATCGCGCGGGTCCAGTTCGTGTCTTCTGATCTCGCGTATGTAGGTATAGAGGTCCGTATCGATGTTTTTAGCTTGACTTAACCCCCCTCGTACAAGTAGTTTTGGAATTGTAGGCACCTTGGTACGTACCTCGTTGTACAGACCGTAGCGCATATCCCTATAGCCCATCTTTTCAAGAGCCCAGAAGTATAAGGTAAGCTGGGGATCAAGCATCATGTCGTCGGGGTCCCCCAGCTTACTGCGAAACTTATGGTCCCAGAAACATAAACCCCCTTCGAGGGTATCTTCAAGGATAAGGTCCACGATAACGTTGAGACGCAAACCGTTAGGAAGAGTTACTACCTCATCCATCTCAGCGTCGATTACCTTATAGCGATCATGATCGTCAGGATAATTACGAAGATAACCCCGCATGATACGCCCACAATCACTGGGTAGTGAATCGCCTAATTCTTCACGATGCTCCTCCCACAGATTAAGGAACTTTTGAGTTAGTTCCTTGTGAACCTTCATCCAGTCCTTACCCTCGTAATACGCTTGGAGTAAAGAGTGACACCATGAGCCCTTCTCAAGCGGAAGTGCCTTAGCCTTAGGACGAAGTTTCAGGGTATACTTATATTCGTACTTCTTAGGGCACCGACGGTACGTTTTAAGCTTTGAATTGCTAATCTGCATCATGCACCTAAATGGTTCCCTAACTTGAAAAGGCGGTCAGCGTTTTTATTAAGTTCCTCTTGCGTCTTGATAAGATAGTCCCTCTCTTTTTCAGAGAGACACTCACTTGAAATGTTCAAGCCACCTCTTAGGCCGCTAGCTACTTGCTGGATTACCACAAAGGCTACCTTTAGGGTGTGACCATAAGCTTTCCGATATATCCTAAGTTCTTGAATCATTATTTTCCTCGATCAACATTATACGTGCTTTTCACACGAGATTACTAAACCCCGTATGCTCTAACCTTATCATCCTAGCTTCAAGACAAATGCGACCTACCCATATCGGCTCTTGTCCTTCTAGTTGTTCTTGGATTACTCTCTCGAGCTCATGTGTCTCTATTAAACCTCGAATGTAAGCATCCTTGATTTCTTGGATTCTAAGGTCACTACCAATCTTCATCGAGCGATACCCTCACTCCAATGTGTGCCTACCTCCACATCGACTACAAGAGGAACTGCGATGTCAGCGCCGAAAGCTTGCTTTATTTGTCTTGTCTCCTGCATGACTGATTTAATGTACGGTACTATATTGGATACATACTCGTCTTTAATCTCAAAAAGAAGGGCATCGTGGACTGACCCGACAAGGCGTCCTTGCGCAGGTGGGAGCCATTTTCCCAGACGTACTGCTGCATTGAGACAAATATCGCTTGCGAGTCCCTGCACTACCGAATTAATAGCCTGGCGCTCAGCCTCAGTACGTGCAGAACGATTTGCGGAACTAATATCGGGTAAATGCCTTACCCGTCCTATTGCGGTAACTACTTGCTTTTGAGACCTAGCTACACGAATCATGCGGTCGTGCCAAGATTTGAGTGCCGGGTAAGTTTCATGGAATCTCTTGTAAGTTAATTCGGCTTCTTGGAGGGATATCGGGTGCCCGTTTTGGAAACAATACTCCTTATATTTCTCAGGTTTCATTGAAAAGAGAAGCCCGAAGTTTGGGTGCTTACCCCAGATTACACGCTCGTCCTTACTGACAGATGTTCCTCCTGTTTTCAACAGAGAAAGCGCAGTCATGGTATGAAGATCTCGCCCTTCGCTGAGGATTTTGAGCATTATCTTCTCATTAGCAAGCATCGCAGCAAGGCGTAACTCTATCTGGGAGTAATCCGCCTCCACAAAAGTCCATCCCGGCCGGGATCCGACGATACCTCGTATGAAACTGTCTCGTGGGACTTGCTGGAGGTTAGGTTCACTACTCGAGAGTCGCCCCGTAACGGTTCCGGTAAGTCGGTAACTAGGGTGTATACGGGAATGTGCATCAAGGCGCTGGGTCCAAGGAAGAAGGTAGGTGGAAAGGAACTTAGACCACTTTCGATACTTGAGCAAAGCTCGAACAGCTCGATGCTTCTCCGATAGCGAGAAGAGAACACTCTCCTTAGTAGATGGCGCACCTGTACTCGTCTCCTCAATGACTGGTAGTCCTAGTTCCTCAAATAGCCACACCCCGACTTGTTGGGGGGAATTAAAGTTGAGAGACTCTTTACCCGTGAACTCCGTCATGTATGCTTCAAGCCTAGAGATGATGAGTTCAGCCTTAACCGTCCGTGTTTTGAGACGAGTGCGATCGACGTATGTACCTCGCATCTCAAGCTCAGTAAATACTGCGGATGCCGGCATCATGAGCTTCTTAAATACACGCGCGAGGCGGGGTTGTTCCCTTAATTGCTCACGGAAAATGCGGTAAAGACGTAGGGTATAGTCACAGTCCTTACCGTTATAGATGGCAAGCGTCTTAAGGTCCTGATTGTATGCGTCCTTGACGTCTATGTCGTAGTCGTCGGCTCCTAACAACATCTGTGCGAGCGGCTTAAGCCCCTTCGGGCGGTTCTCGTCAAGAAGATGAGCGGCAATCATGGTGTCGAACGTCACGGGTACGTAGATGCTGAACATCGCAAACCACTTAGCATCGAACTTGGCATTATGGGCGATGAAACGTTTAGTCTTATCCTCGAATATAGGCCTGAGTGTCTTCTTTACTAGAGAAATCCACTTATGAGTACTTGAAAGTTCGGCGTGATTTACGGGGATGATCGCTGCCTCACCTACTGCCCAAGCCACACCAATCGTGACGATGCGTGCCTCATCCTCCCACTCATGCAAGCCTGTGGTCTCGAGATCGAACGCTATTTCTGGGGCTCGTTGGAGTATCTTGATGAGGATTTGAAGCTGACGTCCTGTTCGGATAATGCGCGTGCGAGTGGTGAGGGCCGATTGAGTTGATCCGCTATAGAGTCGATGTACTCGGGCGAAATCGGCGCGTATTTGAGGGAGATAATGAGAGCTACGAAGGGCAGCCGCAGGATGAAACGTGCATATGGTTCGTGTGCCGCCCGACCCCCAAACTTTACCCCGGTACTTGGTAATTCCACTTCGGCCTGTGAGAGCCTGAAGCGCAGTGTTGCCGAGGCCGAGCACGATCTCAGACTGGGTCGAGTCAAGCTCTCGTTGAAGATATCCATTGCACTCCTTGACCTCTGCTTTTGTAGGGGTCCTGTTGTCGGGAGGTCTACATTTGACTGCGTTCGTGATGTAGCATTCCTCACGCGAGATCCCAATCTCCTTGAGAAGTTGCGTAAGAAGTTCACCAGCGGGTCCCACAAAGGCTGCATGTTCATCATCCTCTCTAGCGCCAGGTGCCTCACCTACAATGACGAGCCTTACCTTACGTTTGCCAGAACCCATCAAGCACACATGTTGTGCTGTTTCATGTAGGGCACACTCAGTGCAGTTAGGGTTTCTTATTTTATCCTGCCAGGTCATTGTTTGAAAGTTCCTACTACCTCTTTGCTATGCCATATCTCTCGCCAAAGCTCGAGAGTACAGCTATATAGTCGTGGGTATTTAGCTTTAGGGTGCGTTATAACTCCCCGTACTTCCCTCCCCGCTGGGTCCGTAGGACAGAAATACTCTACTTTCAAAGTACGACCGGTTGAGTCCTCGTATATGGCATCTACAGTGGGAGTGGGTCCCTCCATCATTGCTCCTCGTTGTAAGGGATGGGAAGAGGGCGACGAAGAGAGTCAATTACAAGCTCCTTTTCAACTGTGGGGGTGTCGTCTTTACCGTCCTCATTCTCATCTACAAGAGCAATCACCCGAATTTCCTGTACTAAACTTTTAACTCGTATCTCCCTGAAGTGCTCTCCTACGGCTTCCATTTCACAACCTCCACACCTGCATCGTTGAGTAGATCAATACCGTCTTTGAGACGATAATCTTCGAAGTATACAAATCGCGATATTCCTGCAGCGACCAAGAGCGCCGCACAATTCGCGCACGTCGCGCACGTACAATACAATGCTGCATCGTGTGTAGGAACTCCTAGGCGCGCCGCAAACGCAACCGCGTTCATCTCAGCATGTAACGCGCGTGTGCAACCGTTGGGGTATATGTACTCAGTATGGCGAGTTAGCTCCCCGGGGATAAAACGAGGGTTCTCCTCCTTCCCCCCACACCCCACGTCCGTGCAGTGAGGTAGCCCGGGTGGGGCACCATTATACCCGATGCTGATAACTCTACTTTCTTTGACTATTACTGCCCCTACTGATTTGCGTGGACATGTTCCTCGCTGTGCGACGATGTCAGCAATTTCCATAAACATATAGTCCCGATCAACTCTGGCCATATTCTCTCCTCAGCCTGGGAAGATCCCCCTCGAACACGTGTAGGGAACCTATATGCATGGTGAGAAGCCCCGGTGATACGAGATGCCAGGATTTCTCATGAACTCTTAATCGCTCAAGTACCCACTGACATAGCCTACCCGTCATGTAGATATCATCACGAAAATGACGAAGGTAGTCGCAGGAACGAATATGGTAGGTTACGTTGAGTTTCGTCTGACGCATGAGAAATAGGTACCCTAATGAACAAGGTATGCGCTCACCGTGTACTGCACCTGTATCCTCAGGGAAGAATACAGGAAGATATGCCTGCCGGGTTGTAGGCTCTCGCGCTAGGAGGTTGACTACATCGTTGAGATCACCGTACTTGAATCTGATACCCAAACGAACGTCGTCCCTCTCTCCTGCCCTCTTGGGCCAATACCTCTCAGCATATGTGTGGCTAAATTGCCCTTGCTCCTTGTGTTGCTCAACGTTCCCTTTGTACCAAGGCCATTCCTTATACGTATCACCAGGATTAACTGGGCTACGGGACACACGCTCTCGGAACTGATTCTCAGCCCAAGGAAGATTAGGTTTGTACTCAGACTGCAACTCGTCAACCGTGGAAGGGATGCGGAGATATACAGTCAGATTACTTAACTCATAAGTGCGGCTTTGTGGCTTGTCACGAACGTCTAGCGCTTGCCAAGTTGGCACCTCAACCGACGTACCTCCGTTGAGGAGGGTTCCTCCGACATCGTAGATACTCTCGCCCCCTCCTATCCCGAAAGAGCTTATCGGCCTAGGGTCCCTCGTCTCTGGGTAGCGAGGAATCACTCGTCATCCCCCTCTATGTCCTCTATGTCATCAGCTGTATCCATCCCGTTCTCGGGGTCACGTACCCAGTATCGTCCATCCTTATTGATGAAGCGATCCTTATTGCGATACAGGTGACTACTCACTGTAGTCTGGGCAACGCTGAAACGTTGTGCTAGGTGTGCTGGGGTTGACCCTGGGTTTTCATTCAGATACGAGAGAATATCCTCAAGCTGTACCCTTGATGAGGCTCCCCCGGTGAGACGATTGCCCCCCAGGAGTGCTTTGCGTGCTGCGACGAGCTGCTGCTTCTTGAGGTTAAGCTCCTCATACGGGCGCATACGACGTTCGATTGTTTCGATTGCCTCGTCTATCTGACGTACCTGTTCGTCGATTACGGATTGGGGGTCAAACTTAGCTTTTTTGTTAGTCTCGGTCATTTTTTCCTTCTATCCTTTCAACAGTAGTCTCAGCCACCTCATACAGAGGTTCCCCCTCAATTGCATCCTCAACTACTGTTCTCAATAGATTCTCAACTTCGTGCAAGTCTTTCTCAGTATGAACAATACCTCGAATATGAAAACAGAGCTCCTTCATGTTCACCCCCTTTCGCGTTATATGTTGATTTTATTATAAATGCTGGGGTATAGGTAGTGAATAATTATTGCCAAGGACTTGAATAAGGGTGCCAATAAGCAACTTTACCGCACTGGGAACACCTAGTTCTTCGATGACCGTCCCAATACCAACTATGTTTTCCCAATAGGCAGAGGAGCCGCCTCATCCACGTTCACGCAAAGGCTGTAGGGTCAACGTATCGACAGGGCACTTAGGTAACGGTTCGTTACGCATCCACTCCTCGTAGCGACGCCTTACTCGTCTGAGTGGTCCATACTTCTCAACATCTAGAGGTATACCCATCTCGTGCTTCTCAACTATTTGTGAGGCCCATTTGCGAATTAGCTTGAGTGCAGGATAGTCCTGATCAGGATACGCACGAGTCTCTTTCTTGTCCACAATGAGAGGCCATAGCCCGGCCCTAAAGAGGTAGGGTATTCCCTTGAAGGAGTGCGCCTGATGACTTGCACACGACCACCTAAACGCAAAATCCTCAATTGGTATTCCAATACGTTTTGAGATTTCGCATGCGATGACCACACATAACGCAAGATCTACCCCCCCCATGTAAGTGATGTAAGTTACCCTAGACTGCAGAATAAGGACGGGCTGCTTTTCGGCTGACATACGGAAGCACAAAGAGGACATACAGCCCCCCCAGCGGTGCTTCTTTGCTCGAAGCTGCGGCGATCGGAAAGGCATTGAAGTGACAACTCCATGCTTTACTCCCCCGAGTCCGATCTCCTTAGCTCGATCCAGAAAGCTTTCAAGATGAGATAGATCAAGATACTCACGCTGGAGTACAGTAAAACGAGAGCGATTAAGCCACAGGTCTCGACCCAGATCGAACTTGTAAGCCATAGAATCACAAGACACCAGATTGTCGTAACGAATAACATCGAGCCCAGAAACAAAGTCTATCTCCCCATGTGTGGCTGTAACAAGTGTTCGAGCCTCCTCATTCCACAGTTCAGTAAGGTCCTTATAGTGAGCTGTTCTCATTTATCGACCCCGTTGAAAGGAAACTTGATCCAGTCTCGAGAAGTCACCTCTTGTACTGTCTTGTTGACCAAGTACCCAATGTCCCATCCGCGATCTGAGCAATACTCCATCAAGTAAATGATAGTATCGGCGACTGCATCTTGGGCCTTATATTCCCAATCTCTGGGCGTACCGCGAATTCCCTGTTCTTGCTTGATATGAGCTTTGGCCAGCTCACCAATCTCCTCAACTGCACCGAGGAGATGGACAGCGCCGGGAATCGTTGTAGGCCCCCCCGATGTAGGGAAGTTACGTTGACGCCATAAGTGAAGGTCACGTTGAAGAGTCATCATCATGTGCCCTCACCGCCTCGGCCATCCGTATCTTATCGGCAACCTCAACTTTAGGTTTCCCTAGACCTAACGTTCTCCCAATTGCCTCATATACTTCCTCAGCTGCCTCGCCGCTGAAAGTCACAAGAATAGGTAGCCCGGCAAGTGACCCCTCATTCTCTTTTACTCGAAGTCCGAAGCCGTTAGGTACCTTTACAACACTTACAGTTGTGTCGTCTAGAATTATTAGCCCCATTCTCTATCTTTCCTCCTTCTAAGGTAGGGCCTAATTACGTTCTCAAGTAGTTCATCGTAAGCTCCCTTAATACGATAGTTGTAGGCATGCGTGTTAGGCCAACTTCTCATTGCTAGGAATAGACCTCCGTATTTGCCGTGTATATGGGCGAAGTTCTCGTGAACCCCCTTCATTTGATGGGTAGTTTCTGCATTTCCCTGAGCAACCTCAAGTGGAACTATGCAGATAATGATGGGGCAACGTAAAGCTTTAAAGATTGCACTCGTAAATTGAATCTCCTCACTTTTAAATTGGGGGGGATGACCAAGCACACGTGAATATACCGGATCACTGAATGGGCCTAGTCGATCCCAGACGACAGGAGCTTCGTTCCCCTCTACAGCTTCCGCGAGAGCTTCATATGTATCTTGTTTAGATGTCTTCCAAATATTGTCCCGATCAGCCGTATTTCTGGCCCCGACTCTTAGTCGGCAGTCTACACTAATTTGATTAACAAGTGTAGTCTTACCACACCCGTCTGGCCCCTCAACTACGATCATTCTCATCCTCCTCTAGATTGATACCTTTCTCAAGGTCCTTATGTGTGACCTCATCTTCATGTATTTCGTGCATCACACGATGCTCCTCATCATGCACAGGATTGTCGTCGTTGACCATACAAACCTCCTTTTACGTTGTACGTTGCATTATATCGATAACGATGTGTAGTCGATACGGAAATGCCCGAGGTGGGACTCGAACCCACACACTCTATAACGAGTGGTCGATTTTAAGTCGACCGCGTCTACCAATTCCGCCACTCGGGCATAGTTATAAGAAGTCTTTGTTGGAGGAGATTCTGGGGCGCAATGGCATCACCTCCTCTCAATACGGTAATATAGAACTGGGTTAGTTAGTCCTGGCCACCCGGTGTAATTACAATTGGGTCGGTAGAGGTCAAATTCCCCTCCAGAATCTCTGACAATCCAGGTACGTTTACCGAAAACTTGTCGTGTAAAAACAACATGGGTATGAAGGGGTAAGAAAGACGAAGCTAGTACGTGGTTATCTACTCGTCGTCCCCCATATCGTAAGGATCCATTCGACTGAATCTGCGTTCCATCTGCCATCGTGTTTGACTGTCCGTCACACGATCCAGAGTATACGGTAGCTCTGTGGGATTGTAGCGGAGCTACGAGTGCGAGAGACACGATAAAAGTGGTAAGAATGACCTCGTCTCCTTATTAGTTTATAGGTCCCCTGGGTCATATCAATAACTCAGGTCTCGACATTACGACTTCTGCGACGTTGCGCTTGGTTTTCAATGAAAGCCACACAGCCTCGTCTATAGTGTCCTGTGCTACGAGGTGATAGTACGTGACAGGATGAGATTGCCCGATGCGGTGTAGACGATCACATGCTTGGGCAAACTCGGCATAGTCGTAGGTATGAGAGTAGAAGATTGCCGTTGATGCTGCGGTGAGAGATATTCCCAAACTTCCCGCTTGGATCTGAGCGACAAAGGCAGTCGGTGTATTTGCCTCATCAAACTCTGCGATTCGTTGTTGTCGCACACTTGCCTTTACTCCTCCGTAGAATGGTAATACATGGTAACCGTGATGAGCACATACCTTAGCTACATCCTTGAGCTCATTAAGAAAGCGGACGAAGACGACTACCTTCTCGATGTCTTGTTCTACCATCTCCCCAACCAGTGCATTAAAGGCTTCTTTCTTCTCTTCGCCTACACGGACATATTTGCCGTCGTCCGCTCTAAGGTATCCTCCGCTGCATTGACTTAGTCGAAGTAGGCGCGTGAGAACGATAGGTGCTTCTGAGATATCCCCATTCTCGAATTCTACAATTGAGTCACGAGCCATTTGCTCGTATCGACGACGACTCTTAGAGAGGTGTACAGGAATGATCTCATGTGTGCGCTTCGGTAGGTCAAGGCAGTCCTCCTTCTTAGCTATAAATATGTATGGATCTACACGCGTGCGTAGGGCTTTAAGGTTCATATACTTTATGAGCTGATATCCTCCGTAACCCCCCCACATCGCGTAAGTTTTCTTGAAAATGCCCCACGACGAGCCTAAGATAGTATCGTCGACCACACGTAGCTCTCCAAACAAATCCAAAGGGTGCTTTGTGATTGGGGTGCCTGTCAGGGCAAGTGTGGCAACACATCTCTTACTCAGTGCATAAGCTGCCTTGCTTTGCTTCGACTGGGGATTCTTGAGCTTATGCGCCTCGTCACAAACGAGCAAGGTGCGTCCACCGCGGCAGTATGTAAAGAGCTGATTAAGGTAATGCGGTATTCTTGCCTTATCGTAATTGATAACCTTCCACGTGAGTTGCGAGCTATCTGGAGCATGCTTACGTATCTCCGCGTCCCACACCCCCAGTGTCGATAGAGGACCCAAGACAAGTACCTGGTTGATCTCATGTTTCATCTCCCTTGCACATGCGTAGTCAATAGCTACCTTAGTCTTTCCCGTTCCCATCTCCATAAAAAGCCCCCCGCCTCGCTTTTTCTTGAGAAGCTTACGAAGAGCTAAAACCTGATGGCCATAAGGTTTAGTCTTGAATAGATATTTAGTAGACATAGTCATCTATGAGACGAATGTCAAGGTCGCAATCTATAAGTACCCTTTCGGCTATATGTGCTTGTATAACTCGCTGGGGGTACCTTCTACAGGTCCTGATGATTTCTATATCCTTCCGGGGGATCCAGTGCATGTTTACAGTCGTACGGGTGTGCCCTATACTTCCCAATTTAAGTCCGTTAGAGGAAAGTACTCTCAAAAAGTCAGCTCCCCGTACCCACTCTTGCTTACCCTGGGATGATCGCCCATCTTTGCGAGGTTTCTCCGGTCTTGCCTTAGGTGTCGGCATCTTCTCGAGTTGCTGGGTCATCTCCTAATGAGTCGGGTATGTCGACTGAGGGTGGTGCTGCGTCTGCTTGAGGATTACCCCGCATCTTGATTGCTGTGACTATTTCATCGTGCTCTTGCTGCAAGAACCCCATAACTGCCATATCTGAGTGACATATTCCACTACAATATCCAGCCACAATCCCGTGGGTAGAGATTATGAAATTAGCTGTTTTACCTAGTCTTTGCCCACATGTCATACAAAATCCGCGCTGGAGTCGCTCGTAGATTTGTACCTCGTCATCCTCCAAACTCTGAAATGACGGGAAACCTACCGCCTTTACTAACCTTTTGAGATTATAAGGCAACTCGGAGAAATATCTATCCACGGCGTCGTCTGGATCTTTACTCATGGATTACGCCTTTCCATTCTCTGGAGAGTCTTTACCATGAGGCGACGACATGTCATCCCCTTATAGGGGGGACTCCGTTCCACCCAAACATAAGGAGGATATAATGGTACTACCTTGTATTCATACCTGTTTTTATCGCTAAACAATACTACTACCTTGTATTCATACCTGTTTTTATCGCTAAACAATACTACCTTGTATTCATACCTGTTTTTATCGCTAAACAATACTACCTTGTATTTTACTTCGTCCATTTGACGTCCTCCTTTGCTGTTTATGCATTTCTATGATTTGAGCTTGCGGATTGTATTGCTTATTAATCCTATGGCTCGCGGTGCAAATCGGACAATACATTTCTGGTCCTCGATCAGTTTGAACGAGAACAAAGCGACGCAGTTGTATGCAATAGCCACACCACCAGATACCTTTGCGATTGTACTCGTGCATTAGGTTAACTGTGGTGACTACTTTCTTCTTAAATCTTCTACCTTTGCGTACTACAACTTGCCAGGAAACCTTATCGTGATGGGTAATGCGCGACGGTGGGGGAAAAGAATGATTGTCTACGTGGAGGGTGATTGCCGGTCGATCCGTTCGTTCCTGGTAGAACTTTAGGGCCGCATTGAAGTCGTCCCCAAATCGTTTGCGTACTATCTTGCCGTTTTTCTTGCGCCAGTACACGGACCAGCGTAAGTTTGCTATCCAAAAGATGTTAGGCATATTTATATTTTTTTCTGCTTTTTCTTTGTTTATTTAAGAAAGACTTAAATTCTTTGCACTCCTGACATCGACAGCCGTAAGCACAATAGCCAAAGGAAGTACCGTGTAGATGAGGGGGTATCTCTAGGAGTTTCTTCTGCAACATATACTCAGTATTAGCTTTTTTGCACAAATCACATCGGCATCCATCCACGTATGCATATCGAGTCCCGTGTTGTAGGGGTTTTCTCCTTTTCCTTTTAGCTAGAGGCATTGTCTACCTCAGACCTCCTGTACCCTTCCTTCCTATACCTTTCGTACATGTTGAGCTCAGCACGAGCTTTCTTGCGTACGTCCGCAGGGGATTGCTCTTGTTGAAGCAGTTCGAGGCATTTGCGTTCTCGCTGTGTAAGTAGCGGACTACCAGATTTAGGAAGTGACATCAATTTCTCCTCGTCTTGCGGCCTGTGGGTATTCCTGCTCCCTGAGCGCATCCCCGTGCTTCGTACGCATACCGTCAGTCCAATCGTCTCTCAGCTCATCAAGTGCAGCAAGCAGAGAGAAGTCACGAGCCGCGCCTTCACCTTTCGGGTACTCACGAGCAAACTCAGCAAGCGATTGGCCTTCACCCCCAATCACGCCCTCGGGCCCGAATGCGATCTCAAGACCTCGTTCGATCTCTCCAATTACAAGGTCAAGCGCCTGGAGAATACTTTCACTCCGTACATTCGCCTTATTTTCCATTATCTATCCAACCCACCCTTCATTTTCGATGGTGACTATTTCGCCTTTGTGAGTGTGCGGTGCATTAGTACTACAACCGCACACAGGGCATTTGAATCGCCAAATTGATACCCATGCAAACACAGTGTCCCTTTCGCGTGAATATGCGCGTTTCGTACATCATCACATCCATACGACCGATTGTCAAATTGTCCCAGTACCTCCTTCGTCGTTCTACGTAAATTTATTACCTTCCCATGTGCAAGTGCGTAATGTATGTCGTTCGTAGTTAAACTCAATCAAGGAGGCGAGTGGTGGATACCCTCGAGTTTTTGTTTAGGGTGTGGGGTCAACAGGCAGACGCGTTAGAGAAAGGCTCAGCATTTGTTTTCCTATCTTTGCGACGCGGGCCTAATGAATGGGAAGACCTTGCATATAAGTGGGCATGTGACGAGATTGTAGTCCCGGATCCCCAGGAAGGCGACGTTTACTTTTGCCCTAACTTATTTATGCGGCCACGTAGGCGTAAGGAGTTAGTATTACCAAGCTGTTGGCTCTACGCCGACTTGGATAAGGTGAAACCCTATAAAGCTGAGCATATGGTACTAGGCCTATGCAGTCATGGTCATGGTCATCGTATGAACAGGGACCTTGAACCTTCAATTGCATGGGAATCCTCGCCGGGTAGGTACCAAGCTTTATGGCATCTCGATCGCCCTTTGCGTCCCCTTGAGCACAGTGCATTGAATCGCAAACTGTCCTGGGCACTGGGGGCAGATAAGGGTGGATGGGACATCACACAAGTACTACGTGTACCAGGAACGATCAATCACAAGTATGACGAGAAACCTGAGGTGAAGCTACTGTGGGCGTAATCTCAGTAGTTGACCTCGAAAAAATACTAAGCAATGTACAAGTTCCCGTATTACATGCGCGAGGCGAGTCGAACGGGGAGGTCGCCAGCGCATCACCACGTGAGATCTATAGAAATTACAAAGATGTAATCCCCCGTGCAGTTGTAGCAAAGTTAAGTGCGAGTACTGCGGTTGGCGACCGTTCGAAGGTTCTCTGGAAGCTCACAAATGCTTTGCTGGAAGCAGGACTAACACCCGGCGAGGTCGTAGTGCTTGTTGAGAAGACTGTTTGGAATAAGTTTGGGGAGGATCGGTCTCGACTATGGGGTGATGTAAACAAGGCGGCGGCCAAAATACATCAAGCGACGTCCTCCGAGAACGGTCATAGAGACACCCGCACGGTGCCTTGGTCCATCCCTCTTGATCGTTATCTTGCGGTTGAGTCACGGGATCCTCAGTGGATGATAGAAGGTTTATGGTCGGATAAGTCGCACGGCATTATTGCAGGTGAGCCAAAGACACGCAAGTCGTACATGGCTATCGACATAGCTCTATCAGTAGCCACAGGTACAAAGTGTCTCGGTTATTTTCCTGTAGTTAAGTCCGGTCCCGTTCTAATGATACAAGAGGAGATCTCAGATGCCGAGATGCGCAAGCGACTGCGATACATCGCTACATCTAAAGGCCTAGGGGGAAAGGTGGAGCAGGGAGATGATGGTATCTCAGTACACTTACCCCGACCCGTTCCGCTTTACTTAAGGAACAGGCAACAATTTAATTTGTCATCTGCCGATTGCCTGGAGGAAGTATGTAAGGAAATTGAAGCCAAAAAAATCTGTCTCGTTGTCTTTGACCCGCTCCAAATGATGCTCGGACAAATTGACGAGAATCGAGCATCTGAGGTACGTTCAGTCTTGGTTGAACTTTTGAAACTGAAGGAGAAAACTGGGTGCGGGATCATGATCGTTCATCACTACTCAAAGGCATCTACAACAAACCCCAAATTTGGGGGTCAACGTATGCTTGGCTCTCAAGCTTTTCATGGTTGGGTTGAGTCAGCTTTATACCTTAGTAAGCCCGATAAGTATACTACTTTAGTCGAGCGCGAGTTCCGTAATTTCGAGCTTGCTGAGGACTTTAGTATCGAGTATATAGGGGGGGAAGAAGCGTATGAGGTCGAAGTTAGTGAGAAGAAACCCCAAACAACGCGAAAGCAACCCCCTAATGACTTTGAGTTACTTTGCTTGAAGCATGAGGGAGTCTCACTTAAAGTTTTGGCTAGACATTTGGGTAAGGCTGAGAAGACAATTGGGAAGCGGATCGAAGAATCCCGTCATGTGAGTTTAGGCAAAAAACAGGATACAACGGGGCGTCCAAAAGTTGTCGTGATAAGGCGATGACTAGGAACGATCCGCAAACCCTATGGTCCTAGTTGGACTTTTCCCTGCAATGGGCAAATCCGCAAACCCCCCGTAGCATTCAATCCGCAAACTATCCGTAAAAAATCCGCAAACCCCACTGGGTATATCCGCAAACCCCTCTCATCGCGTGCGCTGCTAGGGGTTTTCAACCCCGCAGCAGGCGCCGCGTGGGGGTACGCGCGAGGAACAAAATTAGTTTGGAGTGATGATTAGGTTGATGAGGGAGGGTTCTCCCATGAGTTTCCAAAGTTCGGAGGGGATGCGGATACGGTTGGTTACTTTTGCTATGGGTTGTGTGGATGTTTCGGTGAAGCAGATGTGGGACTTACTGTCTTTTGTATCGTCTCGAGCATAGGTGCAGAAATGCTGGAAATAGGAGGTTGGGGTTGAGGTTGGGATTGGGGGTGAGGGCGGGTTTGGGGTTGGAGCCGCATTGTCTTATCTTGTTCTTTCTTTTTGTCGTTTGAGTGTTTGATGCGTCGATCGATGTGTTTGCGTTACGTCCTGGGACGTTGTAGGAACGTTTGTAGGACGA